GATATAACGTAGTTGTTTGGGTTATGGTACGTAGCTCCATTAGAGCCTCCAATACCACCTGCTGATCCCCAGCCTGTTCCTGCTAATGCTGTGCCACCTGATGCTCCTGCAATACCACCTGTTGCACCTGCTCGACCAACACCTTCGTTGTGTGAAGAACCTGCCCCACCAGCGCCTCCAGTATCCAGTAATGCAGCGATACCTACAGAACCTGTACGATCATAGTTACCAGAGCCTTGAGCACCGCCTAAACCATAGGGAGCACCACCACCTCCACCACCGCCACCAGCATAGTAGTTGTTAAAGTTAGATGATCCGCCACCTGATCCACCACCACCACCACCTCCGCCTCCTCCAGCGATAGTGCCAGTGTTAATGATCGTAACAGGATGCTGAACGAATATACATGCTCCACCTACAGCACCTACTTCACCAGCGGGGCCGGGAGTATTATAACTACCTGCTAAGCCGCCGCCACCTCCATCACCACCTCGACCTAATACCTTACCTGCATTTTGAATGATCAACGAGCCACCATATCCTAATCCTGTACGGATAGCATACTCGGAAGTTGTAGTGGCAATGACAATAGCATCTGAAGGAATAATAAGACGGACATTGTGGTACTTGTCAGGAGCAACCGAGACATCATTCAGATCTAAGTCTTCATGAACCCCTGCAGCTAGTGTAATTACATACTCATATTCATAAGTAGGTTTCCATGCACCGCCCACCTTAGAGTAACCTCTACGGGCAGCTTTCCATACTCCACCTACTTTGACATGTGGGCGTACAGCTTTCCATGCTCCGCCAACTTTAGCTTTAATATTCAAACCATACGTCTCCATCAGCTCCATCTGTAGAATCATCAGGGACATCGTCATCAATGAATAGAGTTCGACCTGTAGCTAATGAAGCAGCTGAATCAATCTGTACACCAAGCACACCTGTCACAATGGCCTGAGCTGTTATTGCAGCAGTAGTGTAAGCAGTAGTGGCTATCTGTGTGTTATTAACAGCAGGTAAAGCAGTAGGAGCTGAGGGAGTCCCTGTCAGTGTAGGGTTATTCTTATCTGCTTTAGTTACAATAGCAGTAGCAATACTCTGAAACTCAATGTTAATCTCAGTGCCTTTGATTCTCTTAGCCTGATTGTTAACCCCTGCCGTTAAGCCATCTTTAACAGCAAAGTCTGTCAGTTTTGTATATTCACTCATTATAAAGTCCTACCTTGTTTAATGTATAAATCAAATTTCTGAATAGAAACTTCATCACCACTTATGTCTGTTTCAAAGCCTAACTGTACCACTGCACCACTCCCTCCAATGGAGAGTTTAATACGATCAGTACCACCACCACCTGTGTACTCAGCTTCACCATACTCAGCACCTACTGCGTCGTATTCATACAAAGCAGTTTGCTTAACAGAAGCTACATAGGGGTTGTACTGGTCTGTGTAGTCTGTACCTGAGTAGACAACGAATGGCTGCCCACTCCCTCCAATCAAAGTGATACCAATACTCTTCAGTATCTTAACTGTAGTAGGTTGATCAAAGTCAAAGTAGTTAGTGTAGTAGCGCATACGATACGATACACCGTTGTCCAAGTAGGAGTAATACTCTGCTATCCCGTTGACCTGTGCAATGTAAACCTTATTATCAGAGGTTGCTATCATTGCTTTGTGAGTGGTATTCTCCCACTTAGTCACACGAGCAGAGCCATCTTCTAATGTAACCCTTGTATCAAAGCAGTATATGTTACCACTAGCACTAAAGTTTAATAAGTAGAATGCATTCCTAGGTGAGTATACACTTCGTATACTATCAACACTTTCATTAGCAATAGCAGAAGTAATCTCATCCCTTACATTCTTAGATATGTCACCAATAGGAGTGGACTTCTCTTGTATTACTCGATTGAGAGACCGAACACCTGTCTTAGACAGAAACATAATATCAGTTCCTGTAGTCTGAACTGAGTCACGAGCTATACAACCAACCCCTTCAATAACTTCAACTAGACGTAGAGTAGACGGAGTTAGATAATTGTTATTGGCATCTGTATCTCCAAATATAACGATGGAGTTCTTACAGAAGATGATTAAGAAGCCGTTGAATGCAGCTAGGGATACAATGGAGTCACCACCTTTAGTCCATGCCTTAGCTATGTCTAAAGAACCACTACCATCTGTACCACCCCACTTAACACCACCATTAGCTACTGTAAGAAGTGCTGAGAAGTGAACAGTGTGGTTATCACCTACAACATCAGCAGCCCATAACCTACCATAAGCAGACAGTGCACAGTGAGCCTGAGGCACGGCAGTAGCATTGGTAGAATCCATCATTCGTTGCATAGTAGCAACACCTGACACTTTAATTAATGGATCATGTCCTCGTTGGAACATGTAGGCATTATTGTTTAGAGTTACTCCCTGCCAGTTGTCTGCAGTGATGGTGCTGTTAGTGATTGGTGTCTTCTCAACTAGAGTGGTGTGTCCTGTGTAGACTTTATTACCACCCCATGAGATGTACTCGGAAGCACCTGCGTTATTAACAAACTCATGCAAACCTACTAGGTTAACACCAGTGCTACCTGTTGTACGATATTCCCAACCCTTCCTAGAACCCAACCTACCATAACTATCTATGACACAGTTTGAGGCAGTTAAGGCAAAACCACTGGCTAAAGTAATACTACTTTCCTGTGTGTTTAAACCATAAAATCCTGGGGCTGCTATTGATGTGGTTATTAATTGCTTCATTAGCTATACCAAATTAGTTCTTCAGGATGTTTGTTTGCATCTAACTGTATAGCATCATTCAATGCCTTACCTGCATTAAAGAATGCTGTGTTACCTGTCTGAGCATTATCCTCACCACGCTCCTCCACTGCCTTAGCATAAGCTAATAGAACTACTGGGTGGGATGGAACATAGAAGGTCTCATTGGACTCTTCCATATCTAATGTACGAGCAACTACGTTAAATCGTAATGTGTAAACTCCATCTGGTTTAGGATAAATATCTACCAACGTATCCCCATCAGGGCTAATGCCGTTGAAGGTGTAGTATGAAGGAGAACCAGAAGAAACATTAGAAGAAAGAAATTGTTGATCGAACCAATGTGCTGATTGGTATTGCATGAAGTTATTAGAAGTAACATTCATAACATCCAATGTAGTGATACTACTTTGTGTTTGGTTCAACTCGTAGTTAAACACGTTGGTAGCAGTGTTTACTGTTAGTGATGTTCTTAGACCTGACCAGTCCCAAGCATCCTCTACTTCACGTTTAGCATCATTAATAAACATTCCAACGAGTTCACTATAAGAATTATCAGTGACTGCTGTGACTGGACTCTCACGTAAACGCTTTAGAACTTTGTTAACTGCTTGTAAGTAATTCATAATTATACCATAATTTCATTCAAAAGTCAATAGGAATTTAACGCCTTGCTACAATGGATTGTCCGAAGTACATACCAACAACTGACATAATAGCATGAGGTAACCATACTGGCGTTACCATACCACTCAATGAGACATACTCAGTAACTGTATTCTTAAAGTCAAAGAATAAGATACTAAATCCTGAAGTTACATCCACTGGAACTACTGTACTAAACCCTAGCAAAGGTGCTAGAAGAATAAACATAGCCATGCCCATGAAGGAGATAACTAAGAAACGTCTGATCCACTGGGCGTTAGGGTTCTGGTGTGCTCGTGCAGCATCAACACTCTTCTCAGAGGCATCCATACGACCTAACAACTGCTTCTGTTGTTCTGCCTTGTCAGCTTGACTCTGTGACCACATCTTCATTGCAGCCCCACCTAAGGTGCTACCCATCATGGTGACAGCTTCCATTGGTAATCCAAACATACTACTTACTCCCCCTACTGCATTGTCTACACACTTTGTGTCCTGCTTTCACATCATAAGAACCACAGATCCTACATAGAACCATTATGCCTTACCCATTAGATAGGCACTGAGACCTCCTAGAAGGGCGGCTAAGGCTAATGCACCTGCTGCCATACCTTTGCCCTTAGCTAACTGTAACTCTTGTATAGCGAGCCTCTCGTTAAGCTTAATCATGGTGTCCGTCAAACTCTCAACATCTTTAGTGAGTTGAGTTACTATATGTACTAACTGCCCTGTCTCGAAGTCTGACATACCTGACATTGTGTAAGTCCTTTTAATTAGCTAATGGGTTATCTAGTGAACGCTGTAACTTCTCATTCAATCTTGTTTCGAGTTCCTTAAGTTTCCTCTCTACATCAGCTCTAATAGTGTCTGACTTCTGTATGTAATCTTTCTGTAGTTGATCTCTCTTACTCTCAAACCTTCCTTCAGCAGTATCTATACTACCTCTAACATCGGCTTCAATAGCTGCAATGTCATCTTCAACCTTGTCTATAATCTTCTCTTGTCTATTGATATCATCCCTAATGGAGTTCTTAAGATCCTTTATGGTGATGTACTGACCCTCTGAGGTCTCTTTAATCGAGGAGATTTCATCCTTT